ACAAGAATGTCATATGCCTTCTTTGCCGATTGGATTCCGCGGGTTGAATCGGTGATATCATCGATTTTTTTGTTTATATCGGTAAATTCCTTATCATTGGAAACAATGTGTCCTGAAAGTTTATCATTTGTTTGTGATATTTTTGAGGTATTTTTATTGACATCCTTTTGGGTGGATGCGATTTTTTCCTTATTTTTGAGAACTTCATTATTTGTGTTTGAAATTTCATTGCCCAATGCATTTATATCGGAGTGGATATTTTTTACATCATCATTGACATTCGAAACATCCGTTTTTACCGCATTTATCTCTATTTTAATGTGAGATATGTCATCGCCGACTGTATTTATGTCATCCTGCAATGATATGGTCGTAGAATTGAGATTTTCAATGTCATTTTCAATACCTGATATATTATTTTCCAATTCATTTGTTTTTGAAATGGCTGACTCGGCAATTTCCTTTGTGGAATTGATGTCGGACCCCAGGGTATTAAATGATTCGATGTTATCAATGATATGTTCGGAGAGTTTTTCACCGGTTTGATCGGTTTGTTGCTGGATGGATTCAATCGATTCATCAATTTCAACGAACCTTTCATCGGCCTCCTCAATATGTTCGTCGAGATCCTGTTTGATTATAAGGGAGTTATGTTCAAAAGGTTTATTACTATCCCTTCTAATGTCACTATCCAATATAATTTGTTTGTTGCCTGTGGATATATGTATTCCGTCATCCTCGACCGTTAATTCTATCGAATTGTTTCCGTATGTTATTCTTACAGTTTTTTGAACTTCGTTTACCCTTCCCATAATCGATCATTTTATTATAATTTTAGGAAATAAAAAAAGGCCCCCAAAGAGGAGCCTTTCAATTTAAAACCTGATGAGATTTATGAAAGTGTAACCGTCTGCCAAGTTGTTCCACCATCAAGTGATGCCATCAAGGCTGCTGGCGAACCTTCTATTTTAAATTGAACACCACCGAGTTGGGATGTTCTCGCTATTGTATCAGGAATAAAATTTTCGTCTATTGTCTCATATTCGTAGCCACCCGTATATACCTGCACGTCAAATGGATATGATGGCAAATTTCCAAGTATTGCGCCGTTGTAAGGCGAAAGGTATTGTTTCATATAATCACATACAAGCACCCATTTTTTGTTATCGAGTGGTAAACATAATGTACCAGGATATGTGCCGATTGTGCTACCTTCTACGGCTGTGGATACATATGTATTTCCATTAAATGTAACATTATATGTCTCACCCTTTTCTATAATTTGTGACCAGTTAAAACTATTTGAATAATTTACGTTTTCCGTAATAATGGTGTCGACAAAATAATTTGGTTCTTCCCCTGTAACACCACAAATCCTATTTTTAATATAGTCAGGAGATTCGCTGTCATTTTGATTCCAGTCGGCCTGAACTTGCGAACTTACGGGTTCCCCGCCAACTTTCAATGAAGGCACTTCGACCTCATCTTTGAAAGTAAATTTATCTTTCAAGGAATCAAATTCTACAGTGTCATCCTTGATTGTCGTGGTAAACGCATTATCACCATATGATTGCGTCATTTGTTTTTGAATTTCGTTTAATTTTCCCATATTGTATAATTTTTTTTATAATTTTAATTTAGTGATTAGTATTTGCATATGTCTCACATATTAAACTTACCTCGTCCCCCTCCAATCCATTCTCCGTATGGAAAGTATAATTTGTATTAGCAACATCCGGTTCTATTACAATGGAATGCCATTCACCATCAACAGTAAGAGTTTCTATATCGGTCGAGGTATTTCCTTGACGAATTGATGCCGTTGCCGTACTTCCCTGCACAGTTTTTACACAATATTTGAGGTCCATAATCAACGTTTGATTTGCATTCTGCGGAAATGCCAATGTTATATTACCTCCTCCTTGAATGGAGTATTTAGTGTAAATTTTTTTCTTATTATAATAGGTGGTCACACCATCTCCCCCGTCTTTCAGGATTTCCGTTTGACCTTGATTTAATAACGCAGGTACGTATACCATATTATTTAATTCAGCCTCTGTATTGTTACAGCCAATTACAACAGTATGTGAACCCGTAACAGTACAATTTGAGGCACCTACGGTTGCGGAGTATTGTCCTTCGACTGTATTGCCCGAGCCCGCTATACTTGCCTCACTTATTCCCTTTAATCTATTACCTTCGCCGGAGATTAGTCCTCGTACGCTTTCATCAGCAGTATTGTCATAACCAATCACTACATTTGCACCGGAACCTGTCGTTGTTGTATTTTTGGTTCCAACGACTAAATTATTGGATCCGGCAAGGGTGTTTTGAACTTCTTGTGCCGATGGGGCACCAATGACAACACCATTATTACCCGGCATTACATTGTTCTCATTACCCATATTGTAATTTCCTCTCTCATCCGGTTGCAATCCACCACCCGGAACTACCGGCTCACCGTCAATTGTTATTCCCGGTGCATCTATTGGATCCTTAAATGTAAACTTATCCTTTAATGAATCAAATTCAACAGTATCATTTTTTATGGTTGTTGTAAATGCATTATCACCAAAGGATTGTGTTGTTTGTTCCTGTATTTCGTTTAATTTTCCCATTTTATTTAAAAAATTATTTATAAATTAATTATTCATCCTTGCCAAATTCAAGACGCTTTCTTTTTAATCCCGTCTCAATATAGTGATGAATTTCAACAAAACCTGTTAGTAAACCTGTGGCAGTTAGGACGGATCCATCTATTACTCCCATGGGTGGTACAAAGAAACCTCCTATTATCAGCCCTATTGATACCACAAAGGCCACCCAAAATACAACGTCAGTGTTTTTTAACCATTCCTTCATTCTTTTTAATTAATTTTTTTATATATTGTTAACCTTTCGTGCCGTTAGTTTGTATTTTACGTATATCAGGTTATCATTAGGGTCAACCGGTGTCCCAACCGGTGAAACACCACTAACACGAATGTATATATCATCCTCGTCGGCCTTTACCTGTATTCCTCCCAATTCGCTTATTGAAAAATTTATATTTCTCCACGAAAACAGTGTGTAAGGATTGGTACTCCTACCTTGTGTTCCGGGGAAATTCTTCGTGGATCCCACCGTTAACGAAATGGAGTTATATGAGTCAAGACTTTGGCCTGCACCATATGCCCACACCTCGTCCACGGAAATAACATAATCACCAAGGTTATCCCCTATCAATGCATTGAAAGGGTTTACATTAAATGAGGAAACGTTGTGGTTGTATAGTAGTTGATCATCGCCCTGGTCATATGCATAAAATGTTGTCTCGCCTTCGAAGGTATACATTTCCTGCGGTACAGTAGGATCAAAAGGATGAATCCCACCGAAACCATTAAGTGTGCCCATATAGGTACGTAATAGACCTTTGACACCCATAACATTTTCCCCTTCCAATATTACCGATTGATTTCCGTCAAGGGTTATGTCGAAGTGTTGATTCCCGAATGATTGGCGTATTGTCTTAAAACCATTTGTTTGTATTTGTGCCATAATTACATTTTTATTTGTATTTAATTTTAGTTATCGATTATATATGAATTATATTGCGACGGTTTTTTCCTCCCACACGTCTTACCGAATAAATTTCACTAAAACCGTCATTGATGGCCTCGTCCGCAATCATACCACAGTATTCCTGTAAACGGTCACGAATAAGATCATAATATTGCTCCGCAATTTGTCTATTTTTTATGGCAAGATTTTTAATCATACCCTGTGGAACCGTTACGGAATCCTCACGTTGCTTTTGCACCATACCGGAGAATGTATCCACGACGGATATCTCCTGTACATATTGTGCATAAACCAAATATGCTATCACCGCATATAGGCCGTCGTTGAGAATCGACTGTAACTCCGCAGGAATGTGTGCAGGATCGGCCGTGTCGGCGACGATCCTGTTATATACATCCGTACCTACAAGACGTTGAAAGTCCGAAAATTCGGTCTCACGGATGATTTGTTCCAACCTCGTGGTGTTATTCTTACTACAAGGTTTTATTTGCTGCATTTTTTGTACCGTTAGTATCATTATGTAAATATTTTTTCATAGTTTTATTATTCGACATAATTCATTGTGAAATCACTCATATGAAAATCCTCCGATGGAAATTGAATCGAGGTGTTTTCAAATATTTCCGCCAATGCCTCCGAGATAATATCACGTTTTGGACGAACAAGGTCATTGAAGTAACTTACACTTACCTTTAATTGTGCACCGCTAACCGTTATACCTGTACTGAACTCGAAGTCAATCAATATACCCGGAATTTGTACACATTTACGAATATTATTTGCAATTGATTTCTCCGAAGAATCAAATTTGGATATGTCCCGATTGTCGGGAATGACATCCACCTGATAATTATTCGATCTTGGGTTGCCATTTTCGTCAAATTCGGACTTGATTACCAATATTTTATCTCCATTTGGGCCCGCAAATTTCTTTATTTGCTCCAATTGTTGTGCCTTTACACGTTCATCCTTCGAAAAATCCGTGCGGAGTATCAACTTACTCGGAGATCCCTGTGTTACCTCATTATGGCGTGTGGTCTGAATTGCCGACTCGGTATCCATATCCATTGCAACACATTCGAATGCATTCGTAGGATAAATGTATGTATCATCAAAAAAGATGTGATATACCTGCGTGGTTGTCTCACATTGTTCGGCCTGTTTACGGAATACCTCCGGATTATTATTGAATAATGGTAATTTTGTGAATTTTTTCTTACCCTTCTTACCGCTAATTTGACCTCCCCAGTCACCCACATATACATAATTACTATGCCCCGAATCATCGAACTCACTAAAACGTACCTTTGTGAAGTCCAATACACCCACCGAAACGACTTCACCCTTTAAATTTTTTGTAACGGATATAAAGGCACCATTGAATTTTGCCAACGATTTCGCTATATCACGTTTGAATTGATTGAGGGTGTATTTTTTGTTGGTAATCGTTCTACCAACCTCAACGTTTCCCATTGACTCCACATCAAATGGCGTGGACATAAAGTCGGTTAGTGTCTTTACACATATACCGGCTGTTTGGGATGAATCTATTAATGATTCCATAGTGTTGGGGTAAAGGTTATCATCGCCGTAATAAACGATGTTACCCTTTACCGACTGTTCCCGGCCAATCTTTATCGTCCTTGGTTCGTTTTCGAACATTATTGGCTCAATCATAATTACTTGCTACTTTTTTTACCTTTTTTTGGTTTTGTTTCAACTGTTGGAGTTTCAACCTCCGTATTTTCAGGTGTTTCCTCTACCTGTGGTTCGTCCTGTGGTTCGATTATTTCAGGGTCTACAACGATTTTCTCCGCCTGTTTTGCCTTCTCTACCTCATATGCCTTCCAATCAAAACGGTCCTTTGAAATATACCCTTTCTTTGTGAACTTTACTATCTCCTGATCCGTTAACGTATCAAGATTGACCATTCTTTTTAATGGAGAAATGTAAATAATACCCGGTTTGATTGTCTTAATTAGTCTTTTTTCGATTTTTTCCATAATTAACTTATAATTTTTTTTATTAGTAATGAATTTATTTGCTATTTGGATGTTATTCTTTCCACAACAGGATCCCGCAGGTGCAATGCCATCACATAATGTCATTACCTTAATGACATCACTCATCAAACCATAGTTTTTTACTATCGTTTGGGTATCCTCCGTGAAAATTTTTGGGTTGTAATTCATAATAATCGCATATTTTATGTAATTTTAGTTTTCAATAATTCTTTTATATAATAACCCGGAGAAAATCAAAATTTAAGCCATTTTTATGCGATTTACGGCACTTTTTTGATGAAAATATGTAAATTATACAAAAAAATATTTTATCGCAGTGGAGAGCATATAAACCAAAAAGGGAATGCATCACGCATTCCCTTCCATCAATTGATTAATATGAAACATCTAAAAAAGCATTCGAACTATTAGGACAACATTGCTTCCAAGTATTCGATTGTTGCCTCATATGATTCAACGGCCGGAGAACCTTCGGAAATTGACATAACGTAGTATGAACAAGATTCACCTGCATCCGCCATTGAACTCATTGTAATTGTACGTGCACCATTATTATCCCCTGCAGCCCAACTGTCGGCGCTTACAAACAATCCGTTTTCCAAACCAAGTATAATAACCGAACCATCGGCCATCTTTGTACCCTTACGGTCAACGATTGCAACAATATTACCTGCGTTGTCGAAGTTTCTTGCGCCTTTGGCATCGAATTGATATCCTGTCAATGTAATACTGTCGGTAAATGTATCAACAGTATCGTCGGATACGTTACGTTCGAAACCACAAGTCATATTTTTCTTAAATCCTTTCGCAGTGTATGCCTTTTTACCACTCTTTAGTGTCAACCCAATTACCTTGTTGTAATCCTCCTGTGAGTATTCAACTGATTGGATATCATCGCGGTTGATAAGGTATACAGTTTGCTCAATACCTGCAACGGTTCTATTTGAACAGGTACTTTCTATATTTTGAAATATTTCATTTACACATTGTGACATCGCATTAAAAATTTTTTTATTGTTAAGGGATGGAGGCCAATTCCCCCACCCCGATTGTTGTTATTTATTAGTATGCTACCACGATAGACTCATTGTCAAGAACTTTTGCATCCAATGTGAATCCAAATGCGATCTTGTTTACTCTATCATCTTGATTATACCAAGACTCCAAGTTTGTAAATTCGTCGTCGTTTTCAGTACCTACCGCCAAGTTTTCTTTAACTGTGAATACCACACGGTGAGGTAAGAATGCCCCGTGGTTAGTTGAATCAGCCTCGAAGTATTGGAGATTTTCATCCCAGCAGAAACTCATATCTACAACCTCGTGACCCAAGAATTTGATTGATTGCATTCCGTTTTCAGTTACATCCAAAGTGAAGTTAACCGATTCAGTTTGCAGGTATTCCATCAAGCCCAAGAACATTTGACCATCAACGTAGAATTTAGCATCCTTATTTGCACGTACCTTTGCACTTGCCTTTTTGTATACTGACATAATTGTTGAGTATGCATTTGCTGCAGTTACTGTTTCACTTGATTGAATTGAAGTGATATCGATACGATCGATTGTACCACCCGTTACACCTGTGAAGATTTGTTTCCAAATACCATCGAAATAGTTGAAAGCGTAAGCATTGTCGCCGTCCTTCAAACCTGCCGTGTCGGCACCCGAAGCCT